AGAACTAACAAGGAGGGTGTACTTATTTGCATAGCAGATATAGAAGGTAATGAAGATAAATTTATTTCTTTCTGTAAAGAAAATGGATTAAAGAAGGGGGCTTTAAGTGACAAGCTAGTTAGCGTAGGTGGTATTAAAGGAGACTTTATTGACTATGGTAGATTGTATAAATATGAGGAAGTTTTGTAATGCGATTAATCAAATTGAGTGACGATGTATTAAGTTATTGTAAAGATTTTTATCCAGACTGTGGAGAATGTGCATTGTCTGATTTATGTATAAAGACTATACCAATCACAGAATATCATATCAATAAAAATACTAAAGAATTGAACGAAAGGAGAAATAAATTATTAATTTCTAGGCACATTTTGCCTAGATAGGATAGCGTAAGAATAGTGGTAATGGGTTTTATGTCTTTTCCCACGTTAACAAAAGAAAGTTCGGGCAGTCACAGCCATGCGGCTATCCTTAATAATCCCTTAATTAAACTAAAATGAAGGAACTAAAAAAACCAAAACAAAAGCGAATTAAAAGCGAAACAAAACCGAAATAAAACCGAACAAAATGCGAAGTATTAACGAATACATAGCAAAACGCAGAAAAATGGTAATTGAAGCGATGCCATTTATGGAGAAATATTACAAACAAAAAGACTTAAAACAACGCAGATCGAAGCTAAAAAGGCGAATTAAATCTAAAAAAGCGCGTAAAAAGTGGTATAAAGACAATTGGGATTAACTGCTTAAATTCCAGTACGTTAGACAAAATAAAAAACCAAATAAAAACCGAAATAAAACCAAAAAGAAACCGAAAGTAAAAGCGAATTAAAAGCAAATCGAAAGGCATAAGATAAGATAATAAGATATAAGATAAGATAATAAGAAATAATAAAAATATAAACATATAGGCGTGTGTTTGATTTTTTTTACTATCTTTGTAAAAAATTTTATCCATGTCAGCACCTCTAACCGTTACAACTTCAATCTCAATCACACTCGATGGTCAATTGCACAGCTTTAGCAACGAGCAATCTTTAACGGCGGTTACAAGCGTTTACAATCAAACAGTGCCGATAGATACAGCGGAGGTTACAATCGCCTCTGTAGCTGCTTCGAACTCAGGAGCAACATTCAAAGACATTAATTTTATTTACCTTGAAAACAAGGATTCGGTAAATTTCTGCCAGATAGGTTACAAGAAAGCAAGCGGTGACACTGCTTATTTCAAATTGGAAGCTGGACGAAGTATTTATTTTTGGAACAATCAACTGAACGTGTCTGAATCGGGTGCTGCATTTAGCGCGTTCGTTGATTGGGACTCAGTAGTAGCAAAAGCAGATACCGCCGAACTTGATTTGAAAATTTTCGCCTGTCAGGTTTAAATATGGCATATCTTAGAAAGCAGGATTATTTTACTACAATACGAGAACAGGACTTCGATGTCATACTCGATAACTTAACAGAAGTTACAGCGTATTCGAGCGACTACGTTTTACAAGACGCAGAAAAAAAAGCAATTGCGAAAATATCTTCTATGATCTGCCATCGCTACGATGTTGGGTTAATCTTTAAAGACATACTAACGTGGAATGATACTACCCAATACAATATTGGCGAGCTGGTCCAGTATGGCGAAACGGCTTATTCGGAAACATCAACGTATTCGGTTAACGATTTAGTATCGTATCAAGAAACTGTTAACGGAACTTTAACTGATAAAATTTATCAGTGTTCTATTGCTGTAACACAGCCCGAAAAGTTTAACAAAGCCAAATGGACCGAGACTGTAAACAATAACGAACTTTATGTAGTACGAGAGCCAGTAACAGCGACAAAGCCTGGAACGGAGTTTGTTTACACAGCTAATTCTTATACTGGTAATCACGATACGATTAAAGGTTGGAATACGACAAACGATATTTTTTTAAAGCGAGACGGCGAGAGCGTTAAAATATATTACAGCGCGGCAGATAGAACAAACGATTCTAATTCGATTGGAGTTGTTAACGTAGGCACGCAAGTAAAAGAATTTCCAGCCAGTATAGAGATTCAATCTGGAGACGATTCAGAAAACACGCTCAGCGGTTATTTAGAAATAATTGGTTTCATGCCAGACGGCACAGAGTGGGATGTTGTAGCGACTAACCCGTTTCAAAAAGAAGATAACAGAAACAGATTAATAATTTCTATTCTCATTGATTTAGTTCTGTTTGATTTACACGGTCGGATTAATTACAGGAACATACCAGATTTTAGAGGTGACGCAAAAGAGGACGCAATGGAGATGCTGAACGACATTAAAAAAGGTATTATCAAACCCGATCTACCATTATACAACGACGATACAAAAGGGCATCGAATAGTTTATGGAAGCGAAACTAAATTAAATCAAAATTTCTTTTCATGAAGTGGATTAAAAAAATAGATTTTAAAACGGCTTTTGATAATTCTATCGAAATTATTTTTGTTGTTTTTTCTTTTCCGATTTGGTTTCCTGTTACTTGTTATAAATACGGATTAGTTTATTCTGATAATCTGATTAATAAATTTATCGATTAATGAAAGACGTAAACAACAGATATGTTAAACCGATCGTAAACGAGACTAAGAAGCAGCCCGTACGATCTTCCGTAATAGATCAACTAAGTAAAAAGGCTCGATATAGGCGCGCCAATGATTTATCGGATTGGAACGAAGCTGTTAACATAGCCGAGCGAAAAGATACGCCAGACAGAACGCAATTAATCGAGTTGTATAAAAACATAGAAATCGATGGTCATATCAAAGGTATTATTACAACGCTAAAGAATAAGATAAAAGCAAAGGAATTTCTTTTACTAGATGCTAATGGTGAAATAGACGAAGAAGCGACAAAAGTATTTCAATCGAATTGGTTTTTTAAATTTTTGGATTGGTGTGTCGAAGCTCCATATTTTGGATTTAGTCTTATTCAGTTAAACGACATGATTGACGGTCAGTTTAAGAATATGGAACTTGTACCGCGAGAATATGTCATTCCAGATTTAGGCGTTATCAAAAAAAATCACTCTCGATTTTATCCAGGCGATTCTAGTTGGAACTACGAAGAGCCACCTTTAAGAGATTGGTTTATTTTTGTAGGTGAAAAGAAAGACTTAGGGATATTTAATAATGTAGCGCCACAAGCTATTTCAAAAAAGCATATCCTTTCGGCTCTTTGGCAGTTTATAGAAATATTTGGAATGCCTATGCGAATAGGTAAAACGGATATGGACGACAGCGAGCAGAAAGAAAACATGGTCAACATGATGTCGCAAATGGGGCGCGCTCCGTGGGGTGTATTCGGACAAGAGGATGAGATAATGTTTACTGAATCCATACGAGGAGATTCAGAAGTGTTTTTGGAGCCTATCAGATTAGCGAATCAAGAAATTAGCAAAGGGTTTACTGGGGTATCTGGTATGTTTGATGAAAAATCTTTTGTCGGTGCTGCCGAAGTTCAAGAACGCGTTGTTCGTGAATTGATGTTATCTTTTGAGCGATCAATCATGTTTACGATTAACGATCAATTGATTCCGCGTATGCAGAAACAGGGTTCGTTTCCAGATAGACGATTCGCATGGAAGTCGGATGATATACTTACAACAGAACAAAAAGTCGAAGCGGTTGTGGCGTTGTCGCAATTTTATGAGATACCGACAGAAGAAGTTTCACGAGCTACTGGATTAGAGATAGACGAACGAGTTGAAAAAGATGCAGAGAACATAACTCCATCCGCTCGCGTGAATGAAATTTACAATACATTCGGATTAAAGAAATGAGCAGAAGCATTGAGGAAATACAAGATCAGATAATTGCTGAAAAAGAAACCAACACCGAGTTAAGCGGTTTGACACCAGCGCCAGACAGCTCGCAAAACTTTCTAAAAGACATACAGTCTCCATCTTTGGTTGCTGTTTGGCGTACTTTTATTCGCGTTATCGCTACAGCAATAAAATTCCACGAAGATTTATTTGATGATTTTAAAGCGTTTATTGAAAAAAGAGCAGTTGAAATTATACCGCAAACAGATCGTCGGTTGGCTATTTTAGCGAAGCGATTCCAATACGGTGACGCTTTAGTTTTTAATTCTGAAACTGGCTCTTTTAGCTATGAAGATACAACGTCGAGTGATGCAATAGCAAAGCAGATTATTTCGCAAGCTAGTGTAGTAAGTGCGAATAGAGTTGTTACGTATAAGGTCGCAAAAGATGCCGCTGGTGGTGGATTAGAAGCGTTGGCGTCAGATGAAAAAACAGCTTTTACAACTTACATTGACGATACTGTAACGGCTGGTACGAAGGTTAGTATTGTTTCAGAAGCTGCCGACTTTTTAAAGCTAGCCTATACAATAGAATACAACCCATTGGAGATAAAGTCTGACGGTAGTTTAATCGAAGATGGTACGTTTCCAGTTCAAGAAGCTATCAACGCTTATGTGCAGGGCTTACCGTTCGATGGTATTTTTAAAGTACAGGATTTAACTGACGCAATACAAGCGGCGAGAGGTGTTGTAAATGCGGTCGCTGATGTAGTCGAAGCGCGTGATGCCATAGCTACTTATACAGATATACTTTTTATCAATACCGAATCGTACAATCCAGCGGCTGGTTATTTTGCTACTGTTGATGAAACTGGCTCAGAATCTTCGCCCGTTTATGGGAATATTAACGTAATAACGCCAGCCGATTACGATGCTACTGTGTTATACAGTTTAGGAGATTTTACACGTCAAAACGGAATTGTTTACAAAGCAAATACAAATCTAGGTCCAGAAGCGTTTAATTCTAGCAAGTGGGATACTGTGTCGAACATAACTTTTATTAGCGCATAATGTACAAGCTAAATTTTAAAGATATAACATTTCAGCTTTCTCCTTGGTTCTTTAGAGTGCCAAAATATTTGCGTTATATGTTTTCTTTAATAAAGCCTTTGAACGAGCTAAACGATAACGGTAACCCAATTCAGTTTTTTGAACAGGGAAACACTACAAATACAAATTATAAGGGTTTATACGATAGCGCATCGACTTACACAACAGGTGATATTGTAACTTACGAGGGTTATCCGTATAGAAATAAAATATCTATTTCAATACCCGAAGCGTTTGATAGTGCTAAATGGATTAAAAATCCATACGCTTCTTTTTATCCTTTTACGAATTACATTACAAGATTTTTACAAGTTGATGCAAGTCGTATCGTATTAGAAAAGTATCTAAACGAAATATGGGACCCGACAAACGAGGCTATTGTAATCGAAAATAATCAAGTAATTGAAGTCAAATATAAATACAACAATACTGAATTTAGTATTGATAATTATAAATATAATAACTGGAATAATTCGACTTCTTATGTCGCTGGCGCTAATCCTGATTATGTGTTGGCTAAAGATGGTGAAGTTTATAAAGCAAATACGAACAACACTAACGATGAGCCGCCTAGCTTAAATTGGGATTTGGTAACAATCGATGATGAATATTTATACAATAGTGCAGATATTTACGACGCGGATTATATCGTCAAAATACCTTTACTCTTAACG